TAATGTATCAGTGCTTTTCAACTTCTGTACTGCAGTATCTTGTATGCGGTATATTATGTGACATCTATTGAATAGATCAGGTGGCAGACAGTCTATAATTTTATTGTTAGCTTCAATAGTTACTACACAATTAGTAGTGTCTAAAATTCCACGAATTGCACCAATGTATTCTTTATTGGTATTACGATTGCCTTTAAGTGTATCAGACAAAGTGAGTGCTAACATTGTTTCCATGTATTCTACCGTAAAATAATAATGAGGATACTGATTGAAATCTTCTACATCAATACCATCTCCTAATTCTCTTACAAAGAAAGTCATCATATCACTGTAGCGTCCTTCTACCTCGCGTCCAATCCATTGTTGTTTTCCGTACATAACTTATTAATTTAAATTGTCTAATATTTTTATAAATAAATCTACTTCGATTGTTACCATAGCAAGATCTGTATTACTTCCATTACTATGAAACCAATATTCAAAGTCTTTAGGTAGGTTAACTGCTACTGGATGTTTCATAAACTCATACAATTATTGAAACACATGATTGATTGATATCCAAATATTAATTTTCATAAATATAAAAAGTTTTTTTAATTGATCCTAATAATATCTTCTAAATTTCGTTTTAATCCATTATCATCAAATCCGTAACCTGCTACCCATTCATCTCCTATTTCGAATCCGTTGAAGTCGGCATATTCGCATCCGTCTTTTCTTTTCAACAAAGTAACTATTTGCAAGTCTACTGGCATTCTAGATTCGACAGTCAATATAGCTTCAAACATGGTTGCACCTGAATCACACATATCATCTACTAGATAAACTTTTTTACCTTTAAGATCCACTTCTAAATCCTTTATGGTTTCAACACCACCGGAGTTATTTCTTTAATTCTTTTTTGAATGGCTGATTTTTTTAATATAACTTTCATAATTTATACATTTAAGGTTTTATCCCAAGCCGAGATGTGTAATCTAGTTAAACCAATGAATTTGTATTTCTTGGCCATTTCTAATACGAATTGCGTTCTTTCGTGGAAGTTTTCTTGACTGTCTAATCCTGGCATACACACTACATTTTTTAATGGTATGTTAAATGGATTGATGAAGTCTCGGAATATTTCTATAACATCAGCTTCGTTGCTAATAACAAATTTGAATTGATAATTTTTATGTTGCATTATTTTTTTAATAGCTTCTGGAGATATTCTTTGTTTAGCATCTAAACCTGAATTGGATAATTTAGGTGAACAATTAATTTGATGCAATAACTCAAATAAAGGGTCATTAATTACAACAGTACCGTTAGTTTCTATTTCGTTGTAGAAATGTGGATATACATCTACATTTGACATCCAATACTTATGAAAGTTAACAATTGCTTCTTGATGTGCTTTAATGGTAGGTTCACCGCCTGTCCAAATAATATGAATATGTCCATTCAATATATCTTCATAGATACCTTGATCTTTCCAACGGTCAATTAGATACTGAAAGTCTTGATTAACTCCGCGCCATAACCATTGTGAAGTGCTATCACAGGTCCATGTTGCTTTGCCTTCTAATTCTAAATCACCTTTGAATATCTCACCATCTGCTAATGTTTGTTCTTTCATTAGTTTATTGGCAAACAATCGACTCATACCACAGGTTAAATTGCATGTAGCTAGTCTTACAAAATAGGAAGGGACTCCAGTACTCTTACCTTCTCCTTGTACTGAATAAAAATCTGAACTGATTAGTAATTTATCTTTTTCTATCTTACTCATATAACCTTTATTAATTTATCATAAATATAAATAATACTTTTCAATAATCCTAGTAAAACTTTCTAAATGTAAGAATACTCCCCGTAGGGAGTACTCGAATTAAAATTGATTAAGATTCTTATGCTTCTTTAAATTCATCTACTATAATTGCAATTGATATAGAAGATCCTGATTTTGCTTCTCTAACATCTAATTTGGTTTGATACATCTTATCTCCCATAATGGTTTTGAATGTTAGATATACGCCTGCTTTGGTTGGAGTATCAATTGTAATAACTGAATCTGATTCTGCTTTGAGGCTATCTCTACCTTTGAATACCGTTACATGGCCATAATCACCTTTACTGCTTGCAACTACTTTATAAAATGTAGGATTAAATCCACTTAATGAAACTCCATATGCAGTCAAAGCTAAAAATGGATCATCATAGTTTTTCATGACATCATTGATACCTTTTAATGTATCAAAGTTAGCAAAATATCTATTCAATAATCTATAAATAGCAGATTTTACTATTTTATTTCTAACTTCAACCTGAACTTCAGGTTCTTTATATTTACTAGTACCGAATGTATTTTTATATCCAAATTTAGTTATCTCTCTAGAATACTTTAATTTATATACATTATATTCAGTTCTGTATTTATCAATTACTTCAGAGTCTATAGATTCTCTACCAGTTAGTAATGCCATCTCATCTTTAGTAAAATCACCTGTTTCTGCACCTAGATCTACACCCTTTAAATTTTTAACTGATACAAAGTCCTTTGCTCTTCCACTTAATGCCTCTTCTTCTTTTAAAGATACTGCAGTAACCAAGGGATTATCAATATCAAATAATGAATTAAGCCCGACTTGAAATACATCACCGCCTTTTTCTTCTATACTAACAATTGAATTACTAGTAACAGATTGTTTGATTATATCTTTAATTGCTCCAATGGAAGAATTTTTATATAAATAAACATCGCCAGGACACCATTTATCTTCAGGTACATTAGTTATTTTCTTTGCAGCTTTTCGTATATCATTAAATAAATCACCTCTATCAATAACATACCCTAATCCAAAATTTTTCTGAATAGTTTTTGCTGCACTAATTGCATTTAAAAACAATTGTTTAGTTTTTACATCCAATGTAGCTCCTGATGTTAATAAGTCAATACCAGAAGTAACCAATTTGGCTGATTTATCTCCGTAATGTGAAGCGTTAATTGAAGTAGTTGATAATTCTGGTATTTTAGTATTATTACCTTTTATATAATCAAAAACATCATCAAGTAAATTTTTACTACAATCATAAAAATAAACAACTAATCCTTCCTTAAAGTCAGGAGTTTCAGTTCCTACTAATCCAGATGTAGTAGATTTTGCAGTAAATGTATCTTTACTTATATCTTTCAATCGTACATTTCTACCATCTTCTAATGGAATGATAGCATTAGTCCCAAATTGTTTCTTAATTGCATTCTGTCTATCACTTATACTTTGTATGCTTCCAATTTGCGTAAGTACATCTAAAAATTTTGGATCTATAATTACCTTTTCCTTATCCTTCTCTAAAATAAATGGCTCTCCTTTAGTAATTTTATCAATAAATCCATTAAGGTATTTATCCCTAACTAATTCTGATGGAGTAAATTCAGATTCTTTTAATTGTATAGCATCTAAACTTAAATTCATTTCTTTAAGAATATCCTTCAATATAATCATATCGGCAGGATTATTCCAAATTGGATATCCTCTATGAGTTCTATAACTCCATTCATTGATAATTGCATCAAAGTCAATCATTTGTAGTTCCTTTTTGTTCTATAAATAAATATGTTGTATAATTATTTACCTGTTGATCCGAATCCACCTTCTCCTCGTTCTGTTTCACCTAATTCATTTACTTCTAGGAAGTGTATGGAAGGATATGGTATTATTATGATTTGACCTATTCTATCTCCTACTACATATGCCTCTTCTGGCTGATGCGATTGAGCATATGCTACAGGTCGATATTTAAAAATGATTGGTCCTCTGTAACCACTATCTACAACACCTACACTGTTTCCTAATGTAAGTGCCTTTTTAGTGTTGCTGGATCTAGGAAACAATAATCCTACATGTCCTTCTGGAATTTCCATAGACAGTCCAGTGTTATAACAATAATTTCCTGTAGGATCTCTTTCTACTTCAATGGCAGTTAAATCCATACCTGCATCCCCGGGTTTACCATATGTAGGTATTACTGCATCCGGATGTAACTTTTTTATTCTTACTATCATGTTGTTTTATTTTTTAAAATGGTAAATCGTAATCTTCTTCTATATCTTGGTCTATTATATGATAATTAGTTGGTATATCGTTATTGCCGTACAATTCTTTATGAAAATAATCATTTAGAAATGTTTTTGGATACAATATAACCTTACCTGTATAGTTCTTGGATACTATTGTAACACTACCTACTGTAATACCTAACTTCTTGGATTCATTGTAAACTTTCAACCCTAAAGGTCCACCTGCAGGTCTTCCTAAATAATCAAACAAGGAAACCATTTCAACTTCAGCTGCAGCAGTTGTTTGTTGCTTTGCATCATCCTCTGAATAGCTTGCGCTGTTTCTTTCATGTTCATATACTTCAACCTTAGTAGCCTTAACTCTACCTTTAGTTTCTTCTTTTAAGAATGAGTTGATCAATCCATATAAAAACTCTGCAAATCGTTCACAACCTGTAGTTGGTAGTATTCTTAATTGAATAACACCTAAACTATCTAATTCTTTAAATTTTTGAAGTTGCGGATCATCTTCTGCTACTATGGTAGTGTGATCCAATAACCAAGCAAAGTAGTCTTTAGGAGACATACCTAGTATAGTAGTCTTGGCTCTTTTCATTCCGCCAAAGTCGAATACCCAGTGTCTCTCATCCAATTCACCTTCAAACCAAACTCGGAATGAAATGGCATAACCATGTAGAAATCTGCAATGAGTTCCTTCTGCTCTCCATTGACGGAAACAAGTAGAGTAACCATCAAATAATTTTGTGCTAGTAAATCTTTTCATATTATCTGTTATAACCTTTTACAAATTGATAAAATTCTGATCTTGCATTGCCATTGTTTAAAAATGCGCCTGATAGCTTTGCAGTCTTCATAGATGCACCTACATGCTTAACTCCTCTGCATTGTACACAATTATGAGTTGCTTCAATCATAACTGCAACTCCTTTATTCTGTTCAATTAGTTCATTGATGGCATGATGAATAGCAACCGTTAATTGTTCTTGTATTGCACCTCGTCTACCAAAGTGTTCTACTACTCGGTTCAGTTTGCTCAATCCAATAACATTGCTACTCTCACCTGGAAGATATGCTACATGCACTAAACCTTGAATTGCTTGATGATGATGACTGCACATTGATGTTAAAGGAATACCACCTTCAAATACTACACCATCATAACCATCGCTTGGAAATGTTGTAATGTCAGTCATTGCTTCATATCTACCTGCCCATAAGTCATTTACATATGCCTTTGCAACTCTACGAGGAGTGTCCGAACTGTTCGGATCATTTTTCCAATCTACGCCTAATGCAGTTAAGAAATCACCATATGCTTCTTCTGCAGCTTGTATGATTATTTGTTTTTCCTCATAAGTTAATTGTGCAGTTGGACCTTCTATTGCTCGTTTATTTGCTAACTGCAATGACATACCATTTGCGAAACCTGGCTTAACTAATTCTAAATCTTTGTAATTTTTTTTTGACATAACCTTTATCCGTTATTATTTCTTATAAAAATAAAAAATATATTTCAATTATCCTAATCTGTTTGAAAATAATTTTAAGCTTCACAAGCTAAACATTCAGAGTATAGATCTCTTTGTAGTTTAGAGTCTGCTCTTAAATTGGATTCAGATCTTAAATAGTATAATGATTTTAATCCTAACTTCCAAGCTTCAATGTGAACTTGATTGATCCATTTGGCAGGTGCATCCTGGAAGAATGCTAAATTGATACTTTGTCCTTGATCCAAATATTCTTGACGAACTGCAGCTTGTCTTACTAGTTCCAATTGATTTATTTCCTTGAAGGTTAAGAATACTTCTTTCTCATCTTTGGTCATGCATCTTACATTCTGAACTGAACCTTTGTCTTCGGATATGGCATCCCACACTTCTGGAATATTCTTTCCTTTGGATACTAACAATTCTTCTAGGTATGGATTACGACGAATGTGAACTCCTTTGGAATCATCATCTACATATATATTAGCTGCTAATGGTTCAACCCCTTGTGATACACCACCTGCCAATTTGCTGGAGCTACGGTTAGGTGCAATGGCTAATAAAGTTAAATTCCTTCTGCCAGACCCTGCACACCATTCTGGTTCTCCGTATTTGGATCCCATCCATAATGTTGCGTCATCTGCTTGTTTTCTAATTTGACCAAATACCAATTTAGTTAGTGATCTGGCTTGAAGACCTGCAAACGGAATCATTTTGGATTGTAAATATGAATGCCATCCTAATGTACCTAAACCTAATGCTCTGGACTTCTCTGCAAATCTTACAGTATCTTCAATACCTTTAATTTGTGCTGCCTTTTCTAAAAACTCTGATATAACTGAATCTAAAAATAAAGTTGATAAAAATACTGCTTCAGTATCTTTCCACTCATCATATTTAGATAGGTTCAATGAACTTAAGCAACAAACCAATGAATGATCTTTATCCGTAGGTAGGAATATTTCTGAACATAAGTTTGAATGTCTTATTTTTAAACTATGTCGGTTCCACCATTCAGGTACTACTTTGTTTGCATTGTCAATGAACATAGTATATGGCTCACCTGTCTTAACTCTTTTCTTTAAAGTGGCTAACCATATTTCTCTTTCTTTACCATTCTTATCAACTACCTTTTGCATAAACTCATCAGTGAATATTGCACCTTGGTGTATGTTATGTGATTGTCGTTGAACTTCGCCTTTAGGCTCTCTCACTTCTAAAAATTCTAAATACTCATCATGTTCTGCATTTAAATAAATTGCAACAGCACCTCTTCTTAAACTGCCTTGTTTGGATGCTAGGATCCAACTATCAAATCCTTTTATAAATGGAATGATTCCATCTGACTTGCCATTCTCTCCATTTTTAATTGGAGTCCCTATAGGACGAATACCTGAAAAGTCATATGCAGTTCCACCACCTGCTTTTGATAGCATTGACATTTCAGTGCATTTACGATTCAATTCATACATATCATCATCTACATAACCTGAGAAACATGATATTGGCAAACCTCTATCTGTTCCAAAGTTTGCACATACTGGAGTGGATGGTATCAACCACAATTTAGAAAACAGATTAAAAAATCTTTCTTCCAATTCGTCTTCGTTGTTATGATATGCTGCAGCTGTTTTAGCAAGTCTTCTATAACATTGGTTTGGCGTTTCACCTTTTAATAAGTAACCACCTTGTATGGTAGTTAGATATAATGCATTGTTTCCTTCTACAGGATAATCTTCTTCTACTTTCCAACCTAATTTTTTAGCAATTGGATGTGTTTCGTGTTTTGTCATAAGTTAATTTCTAATTAAAATAAATCTTCTGTTTCCCAATCAGCATTTGGTTTTGCGTATCCTGTTTCTCTATTGAAAAAGAAATCTGTTTGTTGTTCTCCTGATACTAATATATAGAACCAATCCATTTGTTTAAGTAGTTCTTCATCCACTTTGTATACTGGCTCCAACATCAATTCTTTTAATTTTCTGTTGGCTCTGTCATACATAAAGTTTTTTACTTGGTCTCTTGTAATAGTTTCCAAATCACCTTGACTGAATACATTATCAATAAATGCAAACTCATTGTTCAATGCAAGTTCGAATCCTTCATATATTTCTGACTTTAATGCATCAGTCCATATATCTGAATTTTCTGCAATCAATGTTCTAAACAATTTGCAACCTGCTTCAGAGTGCAATGATTCATCTCGTATGGAGAATATCATTTGTTGACCGATACCTGTCATTAAGTTTTTCTTTCTCAATGAAAGCATAATTGCAAAACTAGAAAACAATTGGATGCCTTCTGCGCATGCAGAGAACAATGCCAACGAACGAGCAATATTAGTTAGTGACTCATCATCTTTATCTACATTAATCAATACTTCCAATTTGTTCATTATGGTTGGATCATGTAGGAATGCTTCATAGTCTTCTAAATAAAGAACTTCGTTTAAATATGAATAAGCAACTGCATGTATGGTTTCAAATGCACCAAAGGTAATTGCCATCATTTTAATCTCAGGTACTGGAAACCATTGTGTTACATAGGTACTCCAATAGTCTGCAATTTGTGTTTCTGACTGAAAGAATCCTTTTAAAATAGTACCTACTACATTTTTTTCTTCTGGAGTTAATTCGGATTTCCAATCTGCAATATCCTTTTGCATATTGATCTCTTGAAACATCCAGTGTGCGTTTTGTTGTTGGAACCAATAGTCGTATGCCCATTGGTATTCGAATGGCTTAAATGCTAATCTATCGGTAAGCATTTTGCTTTTTTCTGTTATAACTTCCATAATGATTTGTGGCTCTTGTTTTTAGTGTTAAAATAAATATGTCATGGTTCAACTTATTTATCGTTATCAACCAAATGAATCTGTACTAATTTCTTTAAACTTCTGAGCTAACATCTTCCTTGCGTACTCTTCTCCGTTCTGCATTTCTTTTTTAGTATCTTTACCTTGAACTGAAGTTTCGTTGAATATGTTTATTTGTCCGTTGGAGGTATTCATTTTGCTAGGGAATGTAATACCATCAGGTCCAAATCTATTTTTAATAACATGCCATCTACCAGTACCTGCTAATTTGTCAGTTACCTTTCTGCTCAATGAAAGTACAAAGTCAGCAATCATAATTTTACTGTATGACTCAGATATTTTACCAGCTTCAATAATATCATCTTCCAATGCAGATCTATTAGCTTGAGATGCAGTCCAAATTGGAACATCATATTCTCCTGCCATACCCCTTAGGTCTTCATAAATACTTTCCAACTCATGCCTCTTCTCGCCACCAGTACCTCTTAACAAGTCAGCATAATCTACAATGATAACATCTGGTCTTTTGCCTTGCAATATACATTTCTCAAAGTGAGCCTTCAATCCTATTACGGATACAGTCTTGGTTGGAAAGTATTTTATAATTAACTGACCTGTCAATTTACCTAATGTGTTTTTTACTTCGTCTTGATAGTTCTTTAAATTCTGATTGGCTATACCTGTTAACACCGAGTCATATCGTAAACCTACATATGCTGCATTCAACTCTAATGTATAATGAACTACGGTTAAGCCTTTCTTAACTGCATGCGCTCCAATGTTTATCAACCCCCATGACTTACCAATACCTGCAGGTGCTACGAATACTCCTAATTCTCCTTTACCAAGTCCGCCATCAGTTATTTCGTTAATAATATCCCATGGAGTTTCTCTTACATGGCGTACTGCATCCTGGTATCTAGAATCAATGTCAGTCATATATTCATGGCCAATATTCTTATCTGCACCTGCCTTCAAGGCGTTATCAATTGAAGCTTTAATTTGATCATACTTACCGAACTTCAACAAATCAACGGATGATAGTATAGCCTTTTTAATTTCTTGATTCTTACAAAAGTCAAGTGTCTGTTCTTTTATAAAAGGTAAATCGTCTGCTTCAATGAATCTCCAGGCTTCTTTAAGATGTGCAATTATTTGTGTTTTAAGCACTTCATGTGTTACATCATCCAATTTAACTTTCATTACCTCTAAGGTAGGTGCAGTTTTGTATTCTAGGAAATATTTAAGTATAGTATCTACTATCCAGTTATTTGCATCCGACTCTAAATAGTCTGGAGACATAATATCTGAAACTTGTTGTAAAAAGAATTTATCTGATAATAATGCGGATATAACCTTCATTTGAAAATTATAACCATAACTACTTAATCTATCTGTCATACTATTAATATAATAAATAACTAATTAATAACCTAATTTTATTTATTATTTAGTTTTGAATATGCATTCAATGTGTTGAATGACATCGAACTCCAACCATCTACATCTTTGATAACAGTATATAGTTTATCAGCCATAAACATCTTTTTAAATTCATACATGTTTAATTGTGGTATTGGCTGATTGAATTTGTCCAATATCATTAATTTTATATTGCCTGCAATATCAACTTCTTTCAATTGCATTAGATCTGAATTCATTTGTATTTGTTCCAATGCATCATTAACTACATTGTATATTTTATATTTAGTAGCAGTTGCATTTGTTTTTGCGTGATCCAACAATTCATCTATTGGTACATGTCGTTCTTCAGTTATCATTGGAAAGTATTTAATTAAAGACTTCAGTGATATGCCCTTTACACCTGGTATGTTATCGGATCCATCTCCTTCAAATATTCTATAAGTCAAATAGTTTCTACTGTCAATGCCGAACTCTTCCCTCATTAATGCCGGGGTGTACAACTTCTTTTTAACAGGACTCCACACAGATATCCTATCGTTAACCAATTGTAAGAAGTCTCGGTCTGTAGACACTATCTGGACTTTATTTTCAGGCTGTGTCAATACTTCATTGGCTATGTATGCAATTGCATCATCTGCTTCTATATGGTCATAACACATTAATGTAATCGGCAAGTGGGCTAAATACTGCACTACACGATTCAATTGTGCTCTCATTGATTCTTGTTCATCAACTAAATCTTTAAACTCTTCATGTCGTTTAAAATTAGTCTTACCGGTTCGATTAGCTTTGTATCCGCCGAATGATTTCTTTCTACGGGCACTGCCACCTTTACCGTCAAATATTAAAATGCATCTCGTAGGTTTGAATTGTCTAATTGTTGCTGCAATAGATCTCAAGAATCCTACTATACCACCTATATGATCCCCGTCATCATTCAATGCAGGGACACTAGAAAAAACTCGAATATAAGTATTCAAGCCGTCAACTATCATTACTCTACTATTGACGTCGACGGCTTGGTTACTATTTCGATCCGAATCTATTTCTTTAAAAATTTCTGCGAATCTATTTTTCATTAACTTTCTTCATTAAGTATGTCTGATGAAATTTCTATATCATCTATTCCTATATCAGTTCCTGGTTTATATTTGAATATGTAGTTTTCACATATATCATCATATATAGTCTTTTTCAATGTAGGATCTGCATTTATTTTACCTTCAAAGTCTTTGGATTGGAATTTAATTTCTTCTCCAGTAGTCTTATCTACATATGTATACCATGCACCTGCTTGAGTAACTAATCCATAGTTCTTCATAGTTTCCAACCAACCACCTATGTTATCAATTCCAGATTCGAAATAGATATCATATTGTAGTTTTTTCATAGGCGGACCCATTCTGTTCTTAACTACTTGCACTTCAGTCTTTACTCCTAGTACCTGATCCATGCCATCTTTCTTCACCGTAATCTTACCTACTGACTTCAATCGCAATCTCACTGAAGCGTGAAACGGAATAGCTTTACCGCCGGAGGTAGTCCATGCATCACCAAAACTAACTCCTAGTCGAGTTCTTAACTGATTGGTAAAGATCAAACATATTTTTTCTCTTCCAATCATATTGGTTATCTTACGCATTGCTTTGGACAATATAATTGATTTGGAAGTTGCGTAACCATCTTTATCATATTCAGCTGCCATTTCAATTTTAGTTGAAGCTCCCATTATGGAATCAACTACAATGGTAACCAATCTGTCTTTGCTGGACTTACGAACTCCTTCAATAATACTTTCAATTGACTCAAATATATCTTCAACTGTTTCCAATGGAACATACATCATTTTCTTTAAATCAACTCCAATGGCAGTTAGAAACTCTTCCGATGCTGCATTTTCAGTATCAATATAAACTGCTAACCCACCTTGTTTTTGTGTATCTGCTAATGCATGTGCAGCTAATAATGATTTACCTGATGCTTCCAATCCTGTGATCTCACTGATTCGTCCTATAGGGAATCCTCCGTTGGCTCTATTGGATATGGCTAAATTTAATATGTCTGATCCAGTACTAACCCAACCTGATACATTGGATGGGGAATCGCTATCTCCTTCTAAAAAGTAGGCTACCTTATAATTAGTATTCTTAAACTTTTTATTCAGTGTAGATGCTAATTCTGAAGCTAAGTCGTCAACCTGTTCTGACTTTGACTGTGATGTCGGTTTATTTGGTGCCGACTCATTAGCCGACACCGATTTTGTTTTTGCCATAAATTATTATCTCTTTTTTAATTAGTCATTGAATAATGCATCAAATGCAGATGAAACATCATCTACTTTATTAACTGCAGGAGCAGCCTTTTTGCTTTCTTTAGTAGTAGCAGGAGCAGCAGCTTCAGTTGTCTCAGCACCTTCTTCAGGATTCAACCAATTTTCTAATGCTTGTTTAAGTTCATCATAGGTTGGCTCTTTAAACATATCATTCAAGCTTGGTTGGTGTTTAGCAACTTTTTCAGCAACATTTTTATCTTCAGTGATTGGAGATGTATTAGGTTTAATTCTAATAGTAGTTTTAGGATATCCTGCACCTTCTGCTGGAATAAATTCTACAACAATATCTCTACCGTTCATTGGATCTGATATATCGCCGTAGTCATCATCAGCCATAAACCCTAACAATTCAGTATATACTGTTTTACCGAATCCCCAGAATTTAACACCTTCTGATTCTTTACCTCTAACAATGATAGGAACATAACATCTCATTTTAGGCTCTAATTTTTTACCTAATTTCCATTCGTCTGAATTACCTGATGATTTTAATTTCTCTGCGAATTCAATTACTGGATCTGGATTACCAGATGTCATTGGGGATACAAAATTCTTTTTACCTAAATCATAGTGAAAATACAATTCTGTAAATGGATTGCTTTTATTATGTTGATAAGGGACAATACGAATAGTCTGTTTACCTACTTCCGGTTTCCAAAGATTATCGGACTTTTTGGTTTGATTTTGTAACTGATTTAATTTTTGTTTAATTGCGTCTAAATTAATTGACATTTTTACCTCCGTTTTAAATTGTTAATTTTTAATTTCTATCATAAATATAATACCTATTTTTCATAGATACAAGAAAAAGTTAATTTTTATTTGTTATTTTTTATTAAGTAGTTGTAAATCAGTTCAATAATTTTACAGTTCAATTCTTTTAAATAAATGCAATTTAATTATTCTAACATCTGAACCGTTGGTCAATATTAAAGAATTGGCGTATACTTCCCAATTGATGATAAATGATTTGTCCAACACTCCGTTGTTTAATTGTTGTATGATTAAATTTAATGCATTCACTGTATATAATGTATTCGTATCTTTCTTACGATGTATACTTATGGTACTAGGTACTTTCAAATGTCGCTCAGACTTATCTATGTTGTATGTACAAAATAGTTCGCTGTCATCATTTTGATTGCTAAATATAAATAATTGTCGATCTATTGTTGAATATACATTTTTAATATATTGCAATATGATATCTATATCTGTTTTATGCGCAAATGTACAAAGTAATTGAGTATTATACACGATCCTGTTTTCATCTTTATTAAATTGAGTTTATACTATTAATAAATATAACGAAAGTGTAATTTTAATTCAATTTGTTTGTTATGCTATTCATATTGTGAATGGTTCTACCAGACTTTATTTTTACTGGGTATTTGCCATTGTCTGACATTACATTCTTAATGTTCACAATCAACTCCTTGCCTTCACTTATATTGAAATCAAACAGCAATGAATCATATGTATACAGAATCAATTTGGTTGAATATGCTTGCAACAATTCATTGATATTGTTTATTATGATAATGCTGTATTCAGTTTCTACTGCCTGCAAATAGTAATTGAACAATTTATTGGCATTCATATCACTATAAAAACTCTTTTTCATTTTTCTGTTGAACAATGGAGTATGTATATATCCGTCAGTCTGATATTGTTTCCATAAACCTTTACTGAATTGATGTACCTTTTGAAAGAATTCAACTCCTTCTGTTTCTTCAGTCAGTCCTCCATACAAGGATTTGAATGTTAACTGCTTGCTTTGTTCATATTGTTCTTCAGTCAGCTTATCAACTTTGAAATACTGTTTACCTAGAAAGTCATGTATGGCATCCATTGGAAATGTATATCCTATGATGTCTGCAATCAATCTTAAGTGATATGAATCAAAGTCATATTCCAATAGCATTCCATTTTTAAATCTACTCACAAATGCTTCTCGACTGCCATCCTCTTTGTTCAATGCGGCATAATTTACTCCACCGAATCTGTTGCTTGGACGACCTGTAGTAGTATATAAATTATATTCAGTATATACAGTGTTGTCAATTATACCGTTGGTTTGAAATGCATCAACAAATTTATCATAGTTGATGGCAAGCCCGTTCCTCTCTATGGCATACAGGTTGTCTATATATAAAGAGTCATATCTAGTAAAGTCTTTTGTTTTGTTGAATGAATGATATGCTTCTAGAAAGTGATCCTTAATTTCCACACACTTCTCATAGTGTTTGAATATAGGTATGAAATCATTAACATTGGTTTCATTGTAATACATCTTGTTGAAAAATGAATGTGTTGCAGTTTCAGTGTCTTCCAATTGTAAACCTTTACCAGTTTGAAACCAAGCCACTAAATCTGCATCATAAACAGTCTTGTTGTAAAAATGTATAAAATGTTTTTTGTTCAATACAAATATATCATCTTCAGTGGCAATACCCTTTAAATAGTCCATTGGCAAGTTCACACATTCTTTGTGATAGAATGGCAATATGTATTCCAATTGAGTATCTATATTATATATGTATATACATGATATCCGGTTATGTACATAATGTTTGTATTGGTCCGAGTATATTGGTACCCAAAAAGTTTTACACTCTCGGATATCCCCTAAAAACAAGTCATACTGATTATGGTCCTCGATTAATATCATACCATAAATATAATATCAATATTTCAATTATCCTAATATTTTTATGTTTATCTGATGGATGTAGAAAATTCTACTAGGTCGGATAGGTAGTTGACAATACCTGGAAAGGTTTGATTCTTAATGGCTAACATCTGTCTGTTAGAATTTATAATTTCTGCAGGAGTACCTGTTATTTTCCAACGGATGGTTAAGGAATTGTATCGAGTATCATCAATACCGTTGACAGGAGTTCCTATGTTAGCAACTTGTTCCTGGCTGATTTCTACAATGGTACTTTGTGGATTGTTTCTTACTTGAACAAAATATCTAGGAATCCAACCTTGTTGAATATGGTTGGCAGTTATTACTGGATAATGATATTTAGGCTGTGCCCATATTTTTGCGCTAGTACCTGTAGCCTGATTGTATTCTTTAATGTTTGGATCAGTTACTAAAGGAAACAATTGTTTGGTTACACCTTTTTGGTATTTAGAATTGGTATATGTTAATCTATCGTTTATATACTGATGATATGGCCCTATGTATTCAGTACCATCTTCCAATTGCCACTGACCGCCTGTGGTATACAATCCAGTAACTATTTGATTCTGTAAATAAAAACTTTGTAATGGCATATACAATATATATTTTAATTAACCAATCTGGCTATTGTTGTTAATTCAGTACTCCAATTGTTACCTGCAATAGTATGTGTGGTTCTCAATACAGTAAATCCTACTCGCATACCATTTGTTTTTCTATACACACTCGGTATATTAGTAGTTGTTAGATGATCGCCAAACCGAAATCCCTCTATACCATCTAACACTAATTTCATTTCTAATGGATATAGAATTTGCTCTGACTGAAGTCGTTTCTCTAATGGTATATATACATTCATTAAATCTTTTAATAATGTTTTACCTTCTGTTACGGCAATTCCAGATAATTTGTTTTCAGGATATGTTTTTGTTTTCAAATCACTGATAAGATCTGTTATAGTATCAAGTGTAGCGTCTGGTTTGATTGATTTAGTTGATGCATCTAATACTTGTGATATCTGTCCTCCATCAGTTCCAGTACCACCTGTTTTCCCAGGGGTATTTCTACCATATGCCTCTGCTGCCATATCCTTTGGTATTTTAGCAGTTACCTCGCATGATCGAGTAATACCATCGCCTTTTAATGGATCAAATTGTAATGCAGGAGGCACACTACTTGGTTTTTGTTTTAAATTTTTTACTAATATCGGAGTATATTTCCCAGATTGACTATAAGTATCATACAATACCTTTTCATCTGTATTAGATGAATTTAAATCTGGCTCATATAATCCTAATGTAATCATTCCTGCAGTTGCGTCAGATATAACATCAAACAATTTATTTAAAAAATCATTAATTGAAAACTTATCTTTCTCAAATTCTTTAAGTAATTTTCTAAGTACCAATCTGCTAACTAATATCATTGAGAAATCAGTTAGTTTATTTCCACTTAATACTAAATTGTTAGCTGGTATGTTTGCTGTCTTAAATGAAAATGTAGTTGATGGATCTACAGTACCTACGGCAAACCCTCCACCGAATGATGGACCATAATCATTTTGAATTGACTTAGTTGATGTAATACCTATATTCAATGGATCTGCAGAAAATAGTAAATCATCATATGTAGGCCCTGTTGTTACCTTGTCGTTGCAAATATACCTAACATTTCTAAATCCATCTGTTAAATTGTTAGGATTATCTCGTAGCAATTCAATATTAATTAAATGATGTATTATGTAACTCAATGAACAGTATGCCATATATGATGAATTCAGCCAATTAGTTTCCACAATAGCATCGGCTACCTCATAATCTGTTGGTAATTTAATCATTGACAGTATAACTGGTACCTTATACTCGTCAGGGGTTGTTAATGCAGCAGTTTTTCCATTGATAATAGAATCGTCTACACTATTACCTTCTCCAATTAAATGTTTGACTAAATGATAATCAAATACATCCTCTACAGTCTTAACTTTTGTTTCAGTAGTCTGCTGTTCAAAATCCCTTAAAAATTTTCTAGTTCCGCCGTTTACTGTATTTGAAAAATTAACTGAAGTGGCTAAGCCTCCTACACCAATGGCTTTGAATGAACATTTGATATAATTTTCTTTTGTATATGTAAAACTATAATCAGCTATTACAAATTCGTATGCAGTAACTTCAGTCTTTCCAATTTTTATTTTAACTAAACCTTGACATGTTTCAGTCTTATCATCTGCCCCTAAATAACCATATCTAATAAAAATTCTTTTTCCGGGCCTGAGCAATGTTTTTTCTAGAGCATCAAAACTATCCATGTCATAACAAGTAAATTCAGCTGTTGCTCTGCGCAAGCTTCCAAACTCACCATCTACTTCAATGGTAACTGCGCCTAAGGTAGGTATAGGTTTACCAGTTTTACTTGAATATGTATCTGCAATACCAGTACCTATTGCAGGTAGTATTTTGAAATATTCATCATTGACTCCGTATATCTCAACGAATCCAGTCTTACGGACAGCACCTTCTACAGATCCTTTAAGTTTACCTCGTTTAGCTACTGCCTCGCGAACAGAATCAGTTACTTCCCTAAAAAAGAAATTGCTATCGTCCATTATAATGTAGTTTGACTGTTATGTAATTGATTTAATAAATCGTTGATAGGATATGGAATTCTTATTTGTTTTCCTGCAGGCACTGCAAATGTACCTTTACCTAAATTGTTCGCAACTGCTATAACCCACCATTTGGTTGTATCCTGATAGTATGAATAAGCTAAATTGTCTAGTCTATCACCGGCTCTGGTTATTATATATATGTCAGTTGATTGTGCATCTATTTTAGGATAGTATGTACTTGACAGCATACGAACTCCGGTATCTGTATCTTTTTTGATTGGTGTAAATTGATATCTATCCATATAGTATAATTATAATGATATTATGTTTTAGATCCTACTGAAAATACTGACTGTTTCTGATCAGGTCGTTTTTTACCAATCCAAGTGCAATTCACACTTACTGAAACATACCATGGTACTTGTTGCCCGTCAGTCAATTCCCATGGACTTTCGCTATCCCAATCATATGTAAGTGAGTCTATGTATACTGGTACATTGCGATATAGGTTACCTACGGTTATATCACAGAAGGTACCAGTAAAAGATGGTCCTCCATATACTGGCATAGTTAATCTGGCCAATGCCTCCATTTTTTTATATACAATATCAATCTGTTCTCGTTTGAATACTGCAATTCTAAATGTTAATCCAATGGTTCTTGCAAATGCACCATACAATATACGAGCATCAGCTCTACCTTGGTCGAATTCAGCATTCCAGGTTGGACTGAATGAATCTGATACACTGTCTAGAAATGCACGGAACTGTATTGGGGTTTCTGATGGTGATCCTCCCATTGGTCGAGGCGTAAAATAGAAATTTATAAAATCCTTTGTACTTTCAGCATATTCATCTTCCTGACCTATTCTATAAACATTTTCTATATTTTTTTGATCATAATCCGGTATATCATATCCAGTAGGAGTTATCCATTTTTTATTTTTATAACCTGGAATAGATTTTCTAAAATCCTTTGGAATTTTATTATTCGGTGCACCTTGGTCATCTGCCCTTTTCAATTTACCATATGCAAGTGTTGCATACTTACCTATAACAGGATCTAAATCTACAGGTTTAGACAATGAAGTTATATCCTTTGTATTAGTATCATCTATAACGATATCGGTATTAGGAATAACTGGTTTATTATTATCATCTACTAAATTAGAAACCGTTTGAGGTGTTTCATCCTTTCTATCATCAGTTACACTTGCTGCAGTTTTATATGTAGATTTAGAACCAATTGAAAAATATTGATTGTTTATATTGTATTGATATACCGGAGTTTGTGTCTGGTTTGCAAAGCCAAAATCACTAGTTTTAGAAAATAGCCCTTTTTTGAAAAATGTTTCAACTATAGATCCTTGAAGTCCTTCGTTTGAATTAATATATCTTCGAATATCAGTTCTGCCTATACCGTATACTGAATTAGCTCCGCCTAAACTACTATCAATGATTTGGTTAACAAATACACTTTTTGGATTTGATAACAAGTCATTTTTTAATTGTACTAATCGACTGCTTTGACCTGAAGGAGATATTATTTGTTTTGCTCTTTGAACATTACCATAATTACCTAAACTACTTACTAACGGTAATCCATGGCTTGTAAAATGCTGTCCGAATGCATTACCAGCAACTGACAATAAAGTGCTAGGTCCTAAATGCAAACGGGTTGGAGGTATTTTTACTCCTGGTAGTGTTTCTACATTTGGATTAGCAAACCCTAAACCTAATTGTTTAACATTCCATAAAAGACCCTTTGGAGTCAACATCCATTTACCAAGTCTCAATACATCTACTAAGGATCTTTCAGTTGCAGTAACTATACCACCGCGCATAAACCCGTCATCAACCGTAACACCAAAGCCCCATCTTTGTGGTTTAGCCTTGGCTCCAGGTCGCTGTATACCTCGCAGTATAAAAGGTTGTTTGATATAAGAATTAGGGGTTTGTTCCCCTTGAAGATTGAGTATTGGATTATTGTATTGTGAAGTCAATAGATCAGGGTTGCTCACCGCTAAAAATTGAGAATTCTGTTTAGCTCCGCCTATAGGATACATATTAGTTGTAAATCCAGTAGCTACAGATCTATTGACATCAAAGAAATCAACAGCAGGAGGATTACCTGGATGGTTGGCGCTTGGCCAAGTTAAATTAGATTTTAAATCAATTAGTCCCATTATCTACTTCCTGCAGGTTTATATGATGAATTTGTGGCGTATTGTTTGCCTATTTCGTTGACTGCCTTGTCTCCAATAACTACTGGTACTGGAGTTTTCATGGCAGATAATAATTGTCGTAGCAATGAATTTGTTTCGGTCATATCAGTACTGCCACCACCGGTAGTAGCTCCTGGATACATAGCAACATCATCGTTCTTGGTTCCTTGGAAAATTGTATTTTCTCTAGGACTCATTACTACCGGACCGCCGTTTGCATCTATAGATAAGTCACCTGTCTTTTTAACATTACCCATTAATCCAGTAAATTGAGAAACTAATCCAGCTGCGGCTCCAACTGCTAATGGTATACCTAAACCAAATGGTATCATAGACAGTCCAGTATAAATAGAGCTTACTGCATTTGCTAACATACCATATGCACCTGCTATAATGGTTGGTAAAAATACTGTTGTTAATATAGTTCCTATTACTGCCAAAGTTTTGCCCCAGCCACTTAATGCATCATACCCTCCAGTAAACATTGCAACCATAGAATCTATCATGCCTAGTGCAGTTTGTATTGGCCATAGAACTGCAGTTAACAATACTCCAAAAACTTTTGCTGCTGGAAGTAATGCTGTAGTGAATACATCTTTTATTTGTGTTATAACAGCATCTAACTGCTCGGTAGCCTGCAGTGCTTTAGTTTTATCTAGCAAATCCTGTTTGTTCATTTTGCTAATATCACCTAATGCATCGCCGTATTTATTAACCGTTGCTAATTGCTCGGCTGACATTCCTTGTGTCTTTTCCTGTAGTTGAAGTGCCTTTTCAATTTGACTAACCTCCATGCCTGCAGCTTGTGCAATTTTCTTTCTTTGAAGCATACTCATTTTTTCAAAGTCTGCTATTGAACCTACTTGTTCCAAAGTTGCTTTGGTTGCACCTTCTATATCCCCATCCAATGCTAATTGACGAGCCTTATCCATATTGATGGTACGGCCTAACATTGCCGATGCTTCAAACTGTGCAGTCAATGAACTTTCAATATCCAGCAATTTATCTGCAACTGAAGCCATATCCTGTAAACTCATTCCCATACGAGCTGCTTCTACTGCAGCTTTAGCAAGAGCCTTAGGATTACCAGCAAAATACTTTGCAGTAGTTTTTGCATTCTGTGCAATGTCTTTCATTACTGCACCTGGCGCTACTCCAGCTGCTTCCGCCATGGCTGCACTAAATCCTTGTATTTTTAAAGCGTCTTCTGCACTTGCTCCAATGCTCATCATTGCTGATTGAACTTTGCCTGCTTCTACAGCACCATATCCAAATGATTCACCAATCTGAGCTAATTCTGCTGCCGTTTGTGTGGATATAGTATTTACATTGCCAAATTCAGCTACAAGCTGTTTTTGTACATCCAATGTTTTTTCTGCAGTGGCTAATGATAATCCACTTGTAGCAGCATATAATTTAGCACTGTTAACTAACTCCTGGGACTGTCCGACTGATGTACCTGTTTCTTTGGAAAATTCTTTTATTTGTTTTAATGCATCTGATAGTGTTGTATATAATAAAGTTGCAACTCCTACCAAAGAAAACATTTTTAATAAACTGGAACTTAATTGTCCTCCGAATGCTTTCATAGCAGCTTGTTGTGATTGAGCCGCATCTCCAGATTTACCCATTTCCTCACTAAATGCCTCTAAACCCTTACTGATACTACCATCGAGTATCTCACCAACTTCGCCAAAATTCTTTTTTAAGAATCCACCTAACGCAGTCATTGTCTCGAATTGCTTTTGATACGTATTTTGAACTTGTTGTATTTTATCTACTTGATCATCTAAAGCGTTAAGCTGATCATATAAAGATCTAGCAACACTACTGTTAATTTCTCCGTTTTTCCTAGATTCTGCAATTTCTTGTTTTCTTGCTTTAATTAATTTTTTCTGCGCATTATATGTATCTTCTGTATTGGAAAGCAATGTTTTTTGCGAACCCTGTATTGATTTTGCTAGATCATCAGTTAGATCTTGAAGCTGATTTGATTGTTTTATACGATCTGCAATCAGCTGTTTTTCTTCTTTTTGTAGTTTTAATTTATCTACTTGTTTCTGATATATCTCATCTTCCTGCCTGAATCGTATTTTATTTGCCTCTGCAGTCTGTTTGGCTAATTTTAATGCATCTAATAAAGCTTGATTGCTCTTGATCTGTTTGTTTAGAATTTGTTCCTGTATGTCGGCAATGTCTCCAAACTCCATACCCAAAGCCTTTCCTATGGCTTGTGATTCCTTGAGCAGTTTACCTTGTTCATCTGCAGGGTTGTATTTTTTCTTGGCCATGGATGGTCCTTATTAATCTAATTTACCTTTAGCCGCAGGAGTCAATTTCTCAAATCTTTCTCGGGCATCTTTATACTTTTTCTTGGCATCTACTAAATCTTGAAACATTTTTGCCACTTCTGGTTTAGTATCTATATCATTGGCTATCTTATCAAAGAATTTTTTAGCTGCTGGTCGGAATAATGCGCGGATTACATCTGCATACATTCTATCAAAAAATGACATCTCTTTAAGTAATTTTTTTTCTAATTTATTCATAATGAACTCTCAACCTAAATTTAATATATAAATAAATATCTTAATTACCAAATATTACATGAAAAAAGTACCTGGGTTAGCAGGTACCTTTTCTATTTCTTTCTTTGTGATTTCATTTTCTTATTGGCGTCTTCTTGTTGCTTGTTCTGGTCCTTATGAACCTTATCAATCTTCTTGATATAAAAAGTGCGCAGCCAAACTGGCATATCGTAAACATCACTCCAAGTAAATCCACCTTTTCCCCAATATATTAAATCGAATATCTGTCCATGCAGGATGGGCCGGTAACTAGGCCCTAGGCCAAAAAAAGTCCACGCTAATTGGGAGTTCCATAGTGAATGGTTCCCCAGAAGTGTCATCTGTTAGATTCAATGTTAAATCTACATCAGGTTGAATGGATTTCATATATTTTCTAAATGCTCGAGCATCTATAGCTAAAAATTCGTTTTTCACAAAGTTTCTTATGTGTTGGCGGTCTTCGTTGCCATCCACTGCCACAATGGTATGAATCATACGAGTGGTTAAGTTGTGGTCTTCTGCGCCTCCTTGTTTGGTGAGTTTTTTCATTGCCGTTAACTCTTCATCAACTTTCATGTTGTCTCGGTGAGTTAGCAATTTGAATTCTACTGCCCTTTTGCTGGCTGGTAGTTCAAAACGGAATCTGTTTATGCCTGGAGTAATTAAAGATTCATCAAATGCTACATGTTCAAATTGAGAAAGATCTACTACCTCTTTTTGTTTGTCGCCGGATGGATTGGTTATTTCTATCTCATAGTCTTTACCGTAACCAAGTACCCTAGCTGCTATCATCACAGCGTTCTTGTCTCCCATTAATAAGTCATTGTAGTTAACTGATCTACCTTCACCATTACCCAGAATAAGCGACTGAAATAGTTTGTCTAGTACAACCCCTTGTTTAATGTATGATTGAGTAGTTAAGATGTCCTCTTCTTTGGCAGTCATGTACTTCAATTCCAATTTGCCTGAACTTAATGGATTGCTTGGATCATACAATAGACCTTTACTTGGCAATTCAATTATTTCTGAAGGAAACTTGTAGGTTGATTGGGGTTGTGATTGAGCTTGTTTGGATTGCTCAAATTTCTGAATGGCTAGCTGTTTCAATTCAGCATCACTCATTTGTGCTTGTTGACGAGGATAGTCATCATTTACTGTAGTCATATAACTTCTTTCTTTTTTCTAAATATATAAATAAATATACAATTGGCCAAATATTACATGAAAAAAGTCCCGGGGGTTACCGAGACTCTAATTCATTAAAAATTAATATTAAAAATATGTTTGTTCGAAATACAATACTTCAAAATTGTTACCTACATTTACTAGGTTAGCGGCATTCAATAAATCTGAATATTCAATTACTGATTGAGTTTGACCTTTACGATATTCAGTCATGAAATCAAAAGTATTTAAGTCTGTAGCAAACAACTCTGCTGAATTTTTAGTATATGCTTCAAACAATGCATATTCAATGGCATAGGCTTTATTAACAATATCAATCAAATTGCTAAAATTGATAGTTGGTTTAATGGATGGTAGTGTAGGGTATACATTCCAATCTACTAAATACTTTTGTATGCCTTCTGCGTGTTCTAATTCTGCAGCTGCTTCTGCTTTAAAGAATGCTGCAGCTTTCATATAACCTTCTCCAGCACACCAATTGTGAGCATTGCGATAAAAGTAATGAGCTGCATATTCATCTCGAAGTCTGTCAGTCAATCTAGCAACAGAAGTTTCAGCTAATGTTTTAGGTTGCTTGATGCTTGTTTGTGATGCTGTCTGTATCATTTATATCTCTAATTTTTAGAACTGCAATATTGCGTAATCGTATTTCAAAGTAAGTTCAATGTTCACAGCATCTTCAGTGCTCCAATCCATATCACCAAAAGTAGCTGAGCTGATGAATGCACCTTTGATAGTCCACTCTTCAACTTTATCACCTACTGGTCCTAAAGAATTCAAAGTAATATCTTTTTTATAGAAATCACTGTATCCATCTCTACCAGTAACTGACTCATGGTGCAAACGAACCCATTCCATTACTGCTTGAGCTCCGGATGGTACAATTGGATCATACAATGTAATGGTGATGTCTTGCCAACGACTTTTACCTTTTAATTTTCTTTCAATGTTAATGTGATCCAATACCAATTCTCCTTGGTCAATGCTTGGACGACTTGCTGCTTTAATTATGTAAGAAGGGATACCTTCAATGTACATAATGAACCTATTGGCTACTTTAGGTTCAAATGCAGTAAACATTATTTCGTTAGGGCTTAATAATTCTGCCATTTAATTCTTCTCCAATTATATTTGTGTAATGTTTAAATTTCTATTTATATATAAATATAACATAATGAAAAAAACCAGATAATTTCTTATCTGGCTTTAATCATAAATTAGTACTAATTATTCTGGAAAGTTAGCACCGGTTGGTAAAATATTAAAATCAACTATGATAAACTCTGCAGTTTTGGATGGTTGCAAATAAATTGCACCTACCATTTGATTTCTATCAATTACATCTGCAGTGTTGTTGCTTTCATCCATTATTACACGGAATGCATACAAACCTTGTCTTTGTTGAACATTTTCAAAATACGGATTAACTATGCCCAGGAATCTGTTTCTTGTTACAGTGGTGTTCTGTTCAAATACTAAATACTTAGTAGCTGATGCAACAAACTTCTTAGCGTTAATCAACAATCTTCTAACATTGATTCTATCCAATGCAGATGCTTTCTTTTGCAATGTTTTTTGTCCCCAAGCTGCAACTCCTGTATTTGGGAATGTTGCTAATGGGTTAATGCTACCTTCATATAGATCATCTCTATTGCTACGAGTCAGTTTTCTTTCAGCTTGGATAGCTAAATCTAAACCACCTCTGTTCAAACCAGCTGGGGCGAACCATTCAGCACCAACCAAATCATTGAATGAATATACTCCACCCATCATTGTGGAAGGCGGTACCCATACATTTTGGCCGGAGTTAGTATCGCGAGTTTGAATCCATGGATAATACATACCTGCATAATTAGAATCATATGAGTCTGCTTGAGCAATTGCAGTTGTTAGTGAATCACCATATAAAGTTGGATCTACTATTACAAAACAATCTCCTCGGTCTTCGCACATTTGTACGGCTTGAGTAACTAATGCGCTATGTCCATTGTTAATTACACCTGGCATCAATAACAAGTTAATATCATACTCATCTTGATTGCTTAATAGATTAATAGCATCATTGTATGCGTTAAATGCACTTGCTTGTGCACTTGATATATTAAACCCTTGTGAGTTGTTTGCAGTAATATTTTCATTGAACGCTTGCGGATGGGCAATAAATCCATCTGAGCCATTGGCAAATGTACCTGAACAGGCAGCAGGTAGTGATGCTGAATATGCTGGAATTGCAATAGTTCCGTTGGAATTTAAATAGTTATAAGTTGTTTTAAATACTTCAACTCGTACATATTTAGATTGATTTGGATATGAACCTGAAAGTTGTAAATATGGTGCAGTAGTTCCTGCATCTTTTAATGTATACACTTGGTCTCCAATTACATTAGCAATGTATTGCGTTGAATTTGGATCCAGTGTTAAATTGTTCCATTGTTCTAAATACGCCTTACGCTTAGTTGTATCATCACCTCTTCGTATACTTAAATTGAAAGTACCTTTGCTGGTGTTAACATTGGATATTTCCCAACGAAGGTTGTTTACTGAACCTGATACTAAAGCTCCATTGGTTGTTTCGTCACTTGTAGAGCCAGATGCGATATTATTTGATGCAGATACATTACCACTGTTTAATAACGCACCATCGGATAGTGTATACAATTTAAAAGACGGATTAAAACTACCGTTTCTAAAATTGGATGCTACATTTGAACTTGCAGGTGATACTGCATAACTAGCAGAATTAACTAATATTCTAACTACAGTAAGAGCATTACCTGATTTTAAATAATTTTTAGCAGCATGTGAAGTTAAATACTGATATTGTTTTTGAGCTTCTCCAGAACCACTTGAAAATGAATCTCCAAATATTTGTTGGTATTCTGAGTAGCTTGTTACTACTGTTGGTACGCCAGCTGGACCTTTTACCGTTGGGCCGATCAATGCTGCACCTATGGCTGCAATTCCGGCTGGTAAATAGGATTGGTCTACTTCTCTTGTAAATACACCAGGCGATACAATTTTTTCTGCCATTTAGTTTTTCTCCTTGTTTTATTTATTTAATTTATACGGCTGACGGTCTGAATACCCCACTTTGGATATCTAATGTACCAACCCCGTATTTCTTGGTTAATTCGTCTATTATTGACTGTTCTGTTGTTTGCAAATTGGAGTATGCTTGCTCTAACTCATGTTCTGCAACATATAGTTTTTCCAATTGCTGCTTGGTGTTGATTATTTGTGTTTTTATTTGTCCGAAGTCCATTACAAGTTTATTAGCTGCGTCTACATGAGCATTTAATTTTTGCATTTCTTCTTCAGTAAATTTAATTTCATCTGCCATAACGATTGAGGATTTTTGATTTTAATGGTTAATAAATATTGTGTTCGTTAATAAATATATAACAATTGTACCAAACAATTAGTTAATGATCAAATCTTCTGTGTTTTTCTTGAAATGAATTACCTGTATTGTTGATGTATCCGCCTGGTGGTGGTACTTGTGTTTCAGTTTTAAATACAATCTGTTTAACAGAATATGCCTTTTGCATACTGGATTGTTGCAATTGTGATTCCGTAATTATAACACCTTTTACATTCAATGTGGTATTGGAACTTATAATACGGTCACCTCCAGCATCATTGACAGTTTCCATACTAAAATCATTTACTATGGTTGTGAATTTCCAACTGTCACCCCATGCAAATCCATTAACATTCATTATGCTCTCTACTATAGAATTTAATTGCTCTACCGTATCAGTCCAAGCATATAAATTGTAAGTAACATCTACATATGTAGGCATTTGTAAAATATAGTATTCGCGAGTTGGTTTAGTATTGTTCAACAATCCAAATCTATCATATCGGTTAGCAACCGTATAATTGTTTTTCAATATCATTACGAAGTTTTGTTGGCCTGTTGGACTTTCTGGATTCAAATATGTTCCTAATTGAGGCATATCTGGTCTTTCAATAACATTGTCTCGGCGTATAGTAATTATCGGAGCCATCAATTTGTTGTTGTTGTCTCGCATATACCCGTGCTTTTGAATTTGAGCCCATTTCTCTCCGTTTGCATACTGTACTGGTACCTGTATTCTTGTTCCGTTTTCAGTTACTTTAGCATCTACTCGATTTTGTAAATACCACATGATTGCAAAATCAATATCATACAAAGTGCATGTAGGAGTTTTTATGGTATCGTTGTCTCTGCGTATCTGTTGAGCTCGATTTAATTTTACATCGTCGCTGAATGAACTTTCAGTCCTGCTTAATTTAGGTCTATTGCTTGCCATAATTATAAGTTCCTTGGTATAATGTTTCTATTGTTAATACCACTGCGTGTTTCTACAATGCTTACTCGATTTCTTCTGGTAACATGAGCTTCACATACTACACTGATAGAATAGCCAAACTCATCTATCTCACCTGAAGTAGTACCTAACAATGTTTCTGGATTTCTTCCACTCCAATAATTGGTAGCACCTACAACATCAATTTCATAATAATCTCCATCCCACCAAATTAAATCTCCAATTTCAATTACAATGCTTGCATCTTTCAAATCATTGCGTATGAAAGAAAATACTCCAAGTCGATTGGAATCTAAACCTACTTCGCTTGCTGCAATTTCTCTAGGATCCTTTTGTGCAGTACAATGAAACTTTACTGGTTGGAAATACTTTTTAGAATCTGATTCCATGTATATATTATCTTGAGTATCGTTCATTGACAGTTTATAGAATTCAATTTCAGTGTCAATCCATCGACGCATCAGCTCGGTATTCAATTTCCGTATCAACGAGGCATCTCTGCCACCTGCAAATAGTGCCATGGTATTATCCTATATAAATTCGTAAAGGTATCATTGTTATTTGTTGTTGCAATGCTGCAGCCTCTGCTTGTTTACGCTCCAATTGTGACTGTCTGGATAATCCGTCCAATATTTCTTTCAACTCTAGTATTAAAGCATCTTTTTCTGCCTGAGCTCCACTTAATAGTTCTGCCCCATTGGTTGTTATTTCTGCATTAGGGAAAGGTATAGTTCCATATTTGCTACGAACCCAACCCAACATTTCTTTGGCAAGAGCTAAAGTATATTTCCTAATCCATTGTCTACCAGTATCATTGATTTTACAATAGTCCATGTTGTTGTATGGAATGTTGCTGTAATCGGATATACCATCACTATCTCTTAAAGGGTTGCTTCTTTCGTTCTTGATTATGTATTGAAAGTGTACAGTTAAAGGAAATGTTGGTATAGGAAACAATCTTAATTTATTGTTCACTATATCAAATGAATATGATGACCTACGAATATAATCATTGAATTCAATGGCTTGCAAACGCAATACATCCTGATAGGCTGGCATCATTACAAATGAAATGCTTGGAGATAGGTTACCCCATCCAAACTGCTCCATCATTTGTTGTGAACCTAAACCAGTACCAATGAATGGATCAAAATATCTAACAATGGCAGGTGGTTGTTCATGAAACATTCTTCGTATCTCAATACCTGTAACTCCTGGTAC